GGCAGAATTGACCTAAATGGTGGATCAGCAGGCACTGTGACAGTACCCAAGCTATTTCCAAAACGCATTATGGATGACGTTACATTTGACTACAGCACTGGCTGGCAAACTGACACAAATGCATTAGAAAGCATTGTTACCCGAGCACCCACGCATGAACCGTATAGCTATCACAATGAAGGTGTAGACGTAAAAGTGGCATTTAGTAAAGGCCCGCCACCGCCACCACCAACTGCTGAACCAGTGCCAAGTGGATGGGAACTACAGGCAAAGTCATGAGTATCTTTAAATTTACCACACCAAACGGTCAAGCGATAGAAGTCAAGGGGCCACCAGGCGGAACGTTTGATCAAGCCAAAGCTATTTTTGAAAAACAACTCAACACTGGCAGTCTGGCTGGCCTCAAACCTGGAGACTCGCTCAGTGCTGCCACTCAAGCGGCTGCTGGACTAGGCACAGCAGTATCACAGTTGAATCCCAACGTGCAATCTATTAGAGGATCACTGCCAGATCTCAAAGGTGTGCCAATTAACAATCCAATTAGTGCATCTGATTTTGTGGGACAGTCAGTAAGTCAAGTGAACATTGGCACATTAAATCCCACACAGGTACAAGGTCTAGTAAGTCAAGCGGGTGCCGCAGTTGGCCAACCGTCCAACGTGATAACCAATGATAAAGGACTAGGCAAGTTTGGATTAGATGCAAATCAATTACAAATGTCAGGATTGATAAAACCTGGAGTGGCTGAGCAAGTTGCACAAAATCCTTCGCAACTGACCAGCATTTTGCGAAGCCCCGCAGTGTGGACCGGTGCGGCTGGTGCTGTTAGCCTTGCCAAGGTATTAGGCGATGTTAACTTGCAAGGCAAAGTGCAACAGGGGCTAATGGATTCAAATTTAAGTCAGCTTAAACAATTGGGTGCTATAGACGGTACTGAAAGTGCTGAAAAACTAGGACCATTGTTGCAGAACTCTACTAAATTTGGAACAGGCCCTGCGATAGAGTGGGCAAGAGGACAAGCACCCGGAAACCTAGTTAACCAATTGAATGAAACTGCAAAACAAGCAGACTACTCTCAGTCGTTTGCCGAAGCAAACTCAGAGTTAGCTGGTGGCGGCAATCCCCTGCAAGCTGGCATACAAAAAGCCAAAGGTTTTGCTAAAACAGTGGATCGTACCACACTCAATGCTGGTGTTGCCAGTATCATTGGCAATTCTAAAATACCAAACATCAACCCAGGCAGTTTTTATTCCAACACAAAAGATGAAGATCTAACATACAATGGCACAGATGAAGTGGTGTTAAATCGTGTGAATGAAGAGCGAGCCAACAGAGGATTGCCATTGCTGCCAGAGCCGGCTACAGAAGCTACTGTAGAACAAAAATTAAAAGCCGCCATTGCTGCCAGTAAAGCAGAGCTTGACAAACTTGAAAGCCTGAGCAAAACTGTCAGCAGTCAGGTACAAGCTGACGACCCGCCAGATCAAATCAAAGAAAAATTAAAAGAATTGAATACACTTTATGCAGAAGTAAATTCATCTACACTTACACCATATTTTGACTTAGAGTCCGGGGCACCTTACGAACTCCGAGAAAAATATCTTACTGAATATACTCATATCAAAAAAAGAATAAATCGTATTCTTGATTTTGTTGCTGATACTATAAAATATCTACGCAATCTGCCTAACCCAGGATTCGCACTTTCAGAGTACTAAATAAAGCATGAGCACATTTATTGGATTCAGCACCATTGACAGATATAAAAAATTCACACTAACTGATTTTGATTTGGTCAAACGTGATCTGCTGAATGCATTTGGTATTCGACAAGGACAGTTGCCCGGACGCCCAGGTTATGGCACAGTAATCTATGATTATGTGTTTGAATCTCAAGACACCACTACTGAACGAGCAATCTTGGCTGAAGTTCAACGTGTGGCAGGCGGCGATCCTAGGATCTCAATCTACAGCGCAAACATGTATCCTCAGGAAAATGGTATATTGATCGAACTGGAACTTCAGATTGTGCCCAGCACTGACGTTGAACGACTAAGTATCTTTTTTGATCAAGAACAACGACGAGCCAGTTACGTATAACTAAGCCGTTTATTTTTTCCATAAATAAATCAAACGGATTATCATGGCACGCACTACAAGACAAACAGTAATATTTGGCGTTGAAGATTGGAAGCGCATCTACCAAACTTATCGCGAAGCTGACTTTCAAAGTTACGACTTTGAGACTCTGCGAAAAACCTTTGTAGATTACATACGTCAATACTATCCAGAAAGCTACAATGACTACATTGAAAGCTCGGAATTCATTGCATTACTGGATGTAATGGCGTTTATGGGGCAGGCGCTGTCCTTCCGTAATGATCTAAACACAAGAGAAAACTACCTAGATACCGCAGAGCGTAGAGACTCTGTGGTAAGATTGGCAAATCTTGTGAGTTACACTCCCAAACGTAACCAAGCAGCACAGGGCTATCTCAAAGTATTCAGCATTCAAACCACAGAAAATGTGTTTGATTTTAACGGTATTAATCTAAGCAATGTCACTGTAAACTGGAATGATCCTACCAACTTTAACTGGCAAGAACAGTTCACAGCAATTATCAACGCATGTTTGGTAAACACTCAACGTGTGGGAAAACCTGGCAATCGCCAAACTATTTTGGGTGTTGACACAGCCGAATACAGTGTTAACCTAGTGCCTGGATTCCTGCCTGTAATACCATACACTGCTGTGGTTGACGGAGTAAGCATGCCGTTTGAAGCTGTGAGCTCAACCAGTGTGGGAGAAGATTATGTATACGAACCTAGTCCTATTGCTAATGGTATTTTTAATTTGTTGTTCCGCAACGACCAACTGGGATTTTCAGCAGCCGACACAGGATACTTCTTTTACTTCAAACAAGGCGTGTTGCAAAGTCAAGACTTCAATCTAGGTGAACGAGTATCCAATCGTGTGGTACCAATCAACATTGAAGGTGTTAACAATCAAGATCGTTGGTTGTTCCAATTGGACACTGTGGGAGACATACAGTTTGAATGGAAGTTTGTGGAAAGCGTTTTTGCCGCCGCAACAGAGCAACTGGCTCCTGACCAAAGAAAATTGTTTTCAGTAACCAGTAGATCCAATGATCAAATCACCCTGACATTTGGTGACGGTGTGTTTAGCACAATTCCTGTGGGCCTGTTCCGCTGCTATGTACGAGCCAGCAATGGATTGTCGTATATTATCAATCCAGAAGAAATGCAAAATGTAGTGATTCCTATCAGCTACATCAGCCGCACTGGACAACTAGAAACTCTAACATTCACTTGTGGTATTACCACACCAGTGAGCAATGCACAGCCTAGAGAAACACTAGATGAAATCAAGCAACGTGCGCCAGCTCGTTACTACACACAAAATCGCATGGTCAACGGCGAAGATTACAACAATTTTCCCTTTACATTATACAATTCAATTATCAAATCCAAAGCATTGAATCGTGCGTCCATTGGAACCAGTCGTTATCTTGACTTGGTAGATAACACTGGCAAGTATTCGTCTACAAACAGTTTTGGTAGTGATGGTGCGCTGTGGCGAGAAGATCAACTGCCTACATTCTTTTTCACCTGGATAAATCGCAACGACATTGCCAGCATACTGGCCAATGACGTAGAGCCGCTGTTGGTGCAAAACAGTTTTATACAATTTTATTATGCTAATTTTCCGCGCCCAAGCCTTACACCACTTAACATAACATGGAATCAAAGTACTACTTTGGCCAACGAAACATCAGGATACTTTAAAAATGCCGCTAACTCACCTATTCCCATTGGCAGTTACAGCAGTAGTAATGCCAAGTATATTCAAGTGAGTTCATTGATAAAATTTGCAGCGCCGGCTGGGTATTATTTTGATGCCAACAATCGATTGCAATTAGGCACACCCACTCGAGCCGATGAAAAACTAATTTTATGGGCAAGCCCAAGTGCCATTTATCTTGATGGTACCAATCAAGGTCTTGGCAATTTCAGCAATGGCGCAGGACCAGTGGTACTAAACAACTTTATTCCTACTGGCGCAATTCCTACAGCAGTTATTCCTATTCTAGTGACTGATTTGACACCCAGTTTGGAAAATGACATTGCAGATAATATTATTTTATATCGTAATTTTGGTCTAGGATATGATAACGAAACTGCCACATGGTATTTGATTACATCAACTAACTTAAACACCGACACCAATGACTTTAGTTTGGCCAATGCACAAGATACTTCAAACACCAATGCTGACGAATCCTGGCTGATTAAGTTTATTACAGACGGAACCAAGTACACAGTGACCAGCAGAGCCTTGGTATATTCGTTTGGCAGTGTGCTACAAACTAGATTCTTCTTTGAAACAAATCAACGCATATACGACAGTCGTACTGGTACTGTGATCAGTGACTTTGTGAAAGTGCTAAAGACCAATTCTTTGCCTGATAGTAATGTACCATTACCTGGCGACATTGCTTTAAGCATTATTGGACAGCCGGTGGCCAGCGATGGATTTGTGGACGACTTCCAAGTGGTAGTGAGTTATCAAGACTCTGACTCTGACGGAGTTGCAGATGACCCAGATTTCTTTGACGAAATTGTGGCACCAGATATTAATTCTTCTACCAAGTTTGTATTCTTTGAGAAAACTGTAGACTTTGATAACTTACAAAGATACTTGTTGGTAGAACCTGCGCGAGTAAATTCAGATTTTGCTACATTAGATGATATTGAAGCATACAAATCAGAATTCCTGCCCGGACAGGTATTCTATGCATACGAGCAAATTAACTATGTGGGACCAGCAGCTGGCACCACAGGTGCGTTTTACTTGCTGGTGGTATCCACAACAGGCGTGAGAACACTAACAGATGTCACATCAGACTGGATTGCCAGAGTTGGCCGCCAAAGCATATACTATCAGTATCGACACAATGCCCCATTGACCAGCAGAATTGATCCGGGTACCACCAATATCATTGATCTTTACGTGGTTACACAAAGTTATTATACTGCATATCAAAACTGGGTGCGTGACACCACAGATACTGTGCCTTACCCACCGTTACCAACTATCAATGAACTTAGTACAGCATATCAAGGACTCAATGATTACAAAATGATCAGTGACAACATTGTGGTCAACAGCGTAATATTCAAACCATTGTTTGGTCCAAAAGCCGCAACTGAACTTCGTGCTACTATTAAAGTTATTCGCGCTGCTAATTCTACTGCCAGTGAGAGTGAAATTAAAAATCTTGTGGTAGCAAATTTGAACAATTACTTTACTATAGACAAGTGGGACTTTGGTGATACATTTTATTTCTCTGAATTGGCAGCATACATTCATGCAAACATGGGCGGCATTGTGAGTTCAGTGGTACTGGTTCCGTTAGATCCATTGAAGAGCTTTGGTGACTTGTACGAAATACGCAGTACCCCTAGCGAAATATTTGTCAATGCAGCAGGAGTCAGCAGTGTAGAAGTGATCACAGCATTGACCAGTACCAATATTCGTACTGCACCAGGTAGTGGAGTGATTTAATGGCCAACACACGTACAGTTGATTTTCTACCAGAAATATTCCAAACTACTGCCAACAAGCAATTTTTAAATGCCACATTGGATCAGTTGGTTCAAGAACCAACATTTAAAAAGACACAAGGATTTGTGGGTCGTCGAGTTGGCCCTGGCGTAAACCCAAATGATTACTATGTGTTGGAACCAGACGCAGTCAGAACAAATTATCAGTTGGAACCGGGGGTAATTAGCCTCAAGCCAGACACCACAGACATACAAGACGCTATCACCTATCCAGGCATTACAGATGCGTTGGCGGTGCAAGGTGCTATCACCAACAACAGTGATAGATTGTATACCAGTGAATACTATACATGGGATCCGTTTGTTAACTTTGACAAGTTCATAAACTACAGTCAATACTATTGGTTACCTGGCGGCCCAGATTTTGTAGATGTATTTTCTTCAGAATATCCACTAACTGATATTTTTGATGTCACTCGAAACACTGACTATTACAGTTTTAGTGGAGTCAGTGGCAAAGATCCGTTGCTTACATTAGTTCGTGGTGGAAACTATACGTTTAATGTAAATCAACCGCCTAACAATTTTTGGATTCAAGCCGAACCAGGTGTGGCAGGTCGATTACCGTATTCTCCAAACATCAGCAGCAGAGATGTTCTAGGAGTAACCAATAACGGAACCAGTTCTGGTGCCGTGACATTCAATGTACCACTAAAAAATGCACAACAGTTCTACTACGATCTAAATTATCTTGGTCCAGTTGACTTGGTTACTGATTTAAAGTTTAATCAAATTAACGGAATACGTCTGGACATATTCCTAGAACAATACGGCGGTATTGATGGTATAACATCATTGGATGGTCGCACATTGGTGTTTATCAATGACATTCTTGATCCAGTTGACGGCGGCTGGGTTGCAGAGTCAAAGTTTGATCCGCTGACCACAACCGAATTTGGAACTGTTGGCAGTTACGATAGTATTCCGTTCTCATATACTGTCGATGTTCCAGTTGATCAGTATTACAATGTATGGCGCATTAGTTACGTCAATCAGGGTTCTGGCACATATCTACAGCTTAATGTTGTTCAAAACATTGCTATTCTAGACAAGTTTAATATCTTATATGGTAACCAATATGCCAGCACACAATGGTACAAATTGCAATCAGGATTTTTACAGCAGATCCCGTTGCTAACAGCAGCCAATGATTTTGTGTGGTATCAAGACAGTACCAATCCAGAAATTTTTGGTCGAATAAGACTGATTGATGAAGTTGATTCTAATGTCTTAGATATTGATACTGACATACTGGGCAAGAAAACCTACACTAGTCCCAATGGAGTGGTATTCACCAACAATCTCAAAGTTAGATTCATTGGTTCAGTAACACCCAGTAGCTATCAAAATCAAATATACTATGTGGCCGGTGTAGGCACAGCAATACAACTGTTGCCAGTTGACAATTATATTACTCCAGAAACTTACACTCAGTCAGCTAGTGTACCATTTGATACAACGCCATTTGATGTGGGCAACTATGATGCCAGTTTAAATCAACCACTAGTTCCTGATTACATGACCATAGCACTGGACTCACCAGATCTAAATGCTTGGACACGCAGTAATCGATGGTTTCACATTGATGTAATAACTGCCAGTTCATCGTATAACAACAGTTCGCCAGTGCTGGACAATGCGTTCAGAGCCAAACGGCCTATCTTGGAATTCCGCGGCGGCCTAAAGTTGTTTAACATGGGCACACAAAGCAAACAACCAGTTAACATCATTGACTTTCAAGAAACTGATGCATTCAGTAACATTAATGGCAGCACTGGCTACAGCACCGACGGCTACAATCTGATTACCGGCAGTAGAGTTATTTTTGCAGCTGACGTTGACGAACAAGTTCGAAACAAAATTTATCTAGTAGAATTCATTGAACCTGATTCTGATGGCAGTAGTTTGGTGGTGCCAATTATCAACTTAACGCCTACCAGTGATTCTGAAGTACTAGTAAATCAAAATTTAGTTTGTCTTTCTGGTCTTACACTTCAGGGCATAAGTTTTTATTATGATGGAACCGAGTGGATAGAAGCCCAGGAAAAAACAGCCACAAACCAAGCACCATTGTTTGATGTGTTTGATGCAGATGGAATCAGTCTGAGTGATTCGGTTGTGTATCCTAGTAGCACATTTGTTGGTACCAAGTTATTCAGTTATGCAATTGGCACCGGGGTTGAAGATACGGTGTTAGGCCTTCCGTTGAAATATCTGAGTTTAAACAACGTAGGAGACATTGTGTTTGACAATAACTTCTATACTGATACATTTCTGTTTGTTAGAAATCAAAACAGCAATGAACAATTGGTCAGTCAAGGGTTTGTGAGAGAATATGTTGACCGCACTGTTTACAGTAAAAAGATTGGATGGCAAACTGCTGCAACTGCCAGCAACATCTACCAACAATTTAGTTTTGTATATGCAGTCAACACACCATTGCAGTTGGATGTTGCTGTACGAGCTACAAATACAGTTCCGTCAATCAAAGTTTATATAGATAGTGCTTTTCAAGATCCTGGATCTTATTCGTACACAACTACTTCTAATACCACGGTGATTACATTTCCAAGTACAACTGTGATTGTGCCTGGACAAATTATTGAAGTACTGGCACTAAGTGATCAAGTTAGTTCTGTGGCGTTCTATCAAGTGCCTATCAATCTTGAAAAGAACCCATTGAATCAAAATTCTAGCATTTTCACTTTAGGAACAATTAGAACTCATTATGAAACTATTGCTGAAAACTTGTTAGACTTCTCTGGCAAAGTAAATGGCGCCAACAACTCACGAGATCTTGGCAACATTATACCATTTGGTTTGAACATACTACAACAAAGTTCACCAATGACCCTAGCTGGATATTTTTTGCGCAATCCAGAATACAATATTTTCACCAGCATTGAATACAATTCAAGAGAATACGAAAAGTACAAGGCAAAACTGCTGAATACCGCAGTCACCAATGATTATGTCAATTTGACTGTGCCAGAAATTTTAACAGCAGTAATCACTGATATCATTGCTGGCAGAACCAGTGACAATTCATTCTACTGGTCAGACATGTTGCCGGCCAGCAATGTGTACACTGTGTTAACTACCACAGTGACTCCAATCACAACTCAAGTGTTTGATACCACACAGATTTATAACTATACGTCTGCTAATTATCTAGGACTATTGGTATACATCAATGATGTGTTACTAACACGCGATAAAGAATACATTGTTGCAACTGATGGTCCGCGATTGACTATTTTGTTACCACTGTCAGTTGGTGACATAGTAACCATACAAGAATACACAGCCACCTACGGAACTTTTGTTCCTAATACTCCTACCAAATTGGGATTGTATCCAGCGTTTGAGCCTGCTATATATCTAGACAAAACTTACGTGACTCCCACTTTGGTGATTCGTGGCCACGACGGATCTATCACAGTGGCGTTCAATGACTTTAGAGATCAGTTGTTGTTGGAATTTGAAACACGCATTTACAACAATTTAAAATTGGATGGCAACCCTGTGCCATTAGTTGATACAGATGTCATTCCAGGACAATTCAGAACCACAGACTACAGTCTAAGTGAAATAACAGACATCTTGAGCAAAGACTTTTTGACCTGGGTTGGCTGGAACAAACTAGATTACAAAACACAAGATTATATTGCTGACAATGCATTCACCTGGAACTACAGTTCAGCCTCAAACAAACTTGACAACACACAACCACTAGCAGTTGGTGCCTGGCGCGGTATCTATGATTATTTCTATGATACCATCACTCCTAACACCACACCTTGGGAAATGTTGGGCATTGATAAAAAACCACTGTGGTGGGAAACTGAATACGGTCCGGCACCATATACATCAGGTAACATGAACTTGTGGGACGACTTAGAACTGGGACTTGTGCGAGATCCACTTGTTCCGTATGTGGCAGAAAAGTACAAACGTCCAGGACTAACAAATGTAATTCCAGCAGACTCTGAAGGTAATCTGTTACCGCCAATTACTGTGATGGTTGGCAATTACAACAGTGTAGACTTTAAAAAGTCATGGGCAGTAGGCGACGACGGTCCTGTTGAAAATGCCTGGCGCACCAGCAGTGCTTATCCGTTTGCTATCATGCGCCTGTTGGCGTTGACAAGACCAGCTGAGTTCTTTAGCTTGTTTGCAGACAGAGATCTTTACAAGTTTGATGTGTCATTGGATCAATATCTCTACAACGGACGATATCGACTGGACGCCAATGGGGTTGAAATTTACGGCAATGGAGTTAGCAAGGCCAGTTATATTGATTGGATTGTGGACTACAATAGACTGTCGGGTATTGATTCTACCAATGTGCTTACAGCAGATCTCAAGAACCTAGATGTTCGACTGTGCTATAGAATGGCAGCGTTCACTGGTAAAAATTTACTGGAAATTTATACAGAAAAGTCCAGCCCGAACAGTTTGAACTCAAGTTTGTTACTGCCTGATGACAGTTACAATTTGTTGTTCTACAAGAATGTGCCGTTTGAACAACTGACTTATAGCAGTGTGATTGTACAGTCTACCACAAACGGCTGGGCAGTTTATGGCTACAGCGCCACTCAACCGTATTTCAATATCTTGGCCAGTTTGATCAATGGCAATCTTGCAACTGTGAGTGCAGGTGGATTTAGTGTGAAAGTTCCTGTAAACTATAGTGATACTGTGGTACAAATACCTTATGGGTATGTGTTTACCAATCGTACCTTGGTTGCTGACTTCTTGTTAAGTTACGGCGCATTGTTACAAAAACAAGGTCTTGTT